ACGCCGTTACCCGTGCGCTTCGCTGCGGTGACCTTGGCCATCAGGGCGTCCCCGCGTCGTTCTTGATCAGAAGGAGGACGAACAAGGACGAGCAGGCATTGTTGTTCCCGGTGCCGACCGCCTGAGCCTCGATCGTGGTCTTTTCAGGCACCACGAGGGGGTATTCGAAGGCGTAATCGGAAGCGCCGTTGTTCACCGTCGTGACGGCAGCGGTCATGCGGATGTTGTTCGTGCCGCGCGTCATCAGGCGACCCGTCACCGGACCCGTGCCGGAAGCCTGACCCGACGAGAACAGACCCTGCGACACGTAAGCGGTGTACCCGGCAGGAACCGTGTAGCTGCCCGTGATGCGCGAGTTGTAGTCGAACTGGATGACGTCGTAGACCGTAGCAGGTACGCCCGCCGTGACGGTGCCCGTGCCGAAGTAGATCGTGCCCGCAGCCGAGTTGCCCGAGCCCGCCGTAAGCACGTAGCAGTTGTTGATGTGCAGATACGACCGTGTCGTCGTCACCGCCGTCTGCCCATTCAGGGTGACGGTCTCGGTGATCGTGTTGTAGTTCGCGTCCAAGCCTTCGAGGTACACGGTCCGCGCACCCGTCCCCGCCGCGGTGTCAGCGGCGTTGTCCGAGCTGACGGACAACTGAAGTGCCGTAGCAGGGAATCCAAGAAGGCCCCCCTGCGGCCAAACGGTTTCGACCGACGTGTCGACGTCGGAGTTGTACCCGAAGACGGTGACCGCCCTGTGCCAAGAGATCTGGCCGCGGGAAACCTGAAGCTCCCACGGCTCATTTTTTCCTGTGCGCGTTACCGAAGAAGGCGCAACCATGGGTCACCCGTAATTCTTGAGACACTCAAGGATGAGGGTGTAGCGGTCACCCGCAGTGGCTCCGACGGTGGTAAACGAAATGTCCCCCGTCTTTCCCGCACCCGCGTTGTTCTTCAGACCGCCGAAGTGGTTGAAGTCGAACGTGAAGAACTGGTCGGGACCAAGCGTCATGATGATGACGTCGGCCGTGGCATCCCAGAGGAGGTCCACGCCCATGCCGTCCGTGATCGCTTCGAGCTTCTCGATGTTCACGCTCGTACACGCGTTCCCCTGATAGGGGGTAAGCGTCGACACGTCGACTTTCACGACGGCACTTTCACCAGTGCCGTCGGAAATGTTCGTGAACTTGAGGATGGCCCGACGGGTGTCGTCGACCAGAACCTGCGTTGTTACTGCGTCAGCCATGTAGGCCTCCTATGAGGACGGAGGATTACGACGGCAGCAGGGGCAGGGTGTACCAATCGGTGGCGTCCCGAGCGATGACCATGAAGCAGACGTCGTCCACAACCGTCAGCGCCGCGTTGGCGGAGCCGTCGTTGATCTTGTCGCCGGTTGCCGGGTAGACCTTGAGGTCCGCGCCGGGGCCGACCTTGATGATGACGACCGTGCCCGCGACCGCCGCAGGGAGACGAACGCCCTTAACGTCGTCTGCGCCGGTGACGTAGTTGAAGCCGGACGAGAGGGCTCCAGCGTCACCCTGCGCGGAACCCGCAGCCGCAACCGTCGCAACGGGGAGAGTGACGTTGCCGGTCACGTTACCCGTAACGGCACCGATGAAGCCGTTCGTAGAGGTGACGGGACCCGAAAAAGTGGTCGAAGCCATTGCTTCCACTCCTGCACGATAGGGCCACGTAGTCTGTGCAGCGTCCGCCGGGACGGTCTACGTGACCGGATAACCCCGGTACTGCTGAAGTATCGCACGGGGGCCGGATAAAAGAAAGGCCCGCCGAAGCGGGCCTTCCAGTTTTCGGGGCGTAGGGAGGATTACGCGCCGGGGGAGCCGAAGATGGCGCGGAAGTCCGACCAGCCGAACGAGTAACGCTCACGCGCCTTGTAGCGCACGTTGCCCGTTTCGAAGTCGCCTTCCATCGCCGTCTTGATGGGCGAGCGCACGAAGTGCTTCAGGCCGTTGGGGGCGTCCGTCTTGATGAAGAACGCGTCCGGGTCCGTCAGGAAGTGGTTGACCACGTAGCCCTGAGGGAGCAGGCCCATCGACTTGATCGCATTGACGTCGTTGTCGGCGGTGCCGACGCGGAGGTCAGAGACGAGGATGCGCTCAGCCGTGAACTGGAGAGCCGACGGAACGATCAGCTTCATGCCGCGGAGGGCAATCTTCAGACCGCGTTCGTCGACGAACGCCGCGATATCGATGAGAGCCTGCTCAAGCGAGGTCTCATTGAGGTCCGCGGGGGTCGCCAGTTCGTTCGCGACGTTGCCGCCGCCAATGGTCGGATGCGCCGTCGAGAAGAGTTCGACGCCGTCGCCGCCTTTGTAGTTGCTGTCGAAGCCGTTGTTCAGGACCGCCGCAGCCTTCACCTGCTTGGTGTTGGCCATCGAACGAGCGAGAGCGCGGGTGTAGCGAGCCGAGAGGCGGTCGTAGAGGTTGTCTTCGACAGCTTCTTCGGTGATCGCGAACGCCAGAGCAATCGTCTCATGCGTGTAGCGAGCCGTGAAGGCTTCGTTGGCCTGATCATAAGCGACGGCAGCGCCTTCGCCTTTGACGGGAGCCTGACCAAACCCCGAAAGCATGACCTCTTCCTCGAACGCCCGATCCGAAGTCTCGGTGTCGAAGATTTCAGCATGCTCGTTGTCGTAACGGTCATACTCCAGACCGAAGAGAGCGTTGAGACCGGGCTCAAGCTCCTTCATCAACTGGGAACGAGTGATAGCCATCTGTCATGCCCTCCGTCAGATGCCTGCACCAGTACCGTTAGCATTGTAACGGTAGAAGTGGTTGTTGAGCATAACGATAGCCAGACGACCCGCAGCCGAAGCGTCATCGTTCGCAGGAGTGTCCTCGAAGCCGATGATGCGGAGGTTGAGAGTGTTCGTGGTGTTCGCCGTGGAGACCGCGAGTTCACCCGAGGAGATGCCCGTCGTCGCGTTGCCGGACGTGGCAGTCGCGAAGTTGGCATTGGCGTGAACGAGCGAGTTGGCCGCAGCCGCGTCGCAGTTGATCAGGAAGAGCTGATCAGGATGCGCAGCGATGAGAGCCGTGGCTTCCGTACCCGCCATAACAGCAGACGTACCCGGCCACTTGTTGGAGTAGGTGGGCTTGCCGTTGAGGTCGGTGTAGTTGCAGCCGATGAAGGCACCCAGAAGCGGGACCGTGCCACCGTTGGCGTTTCCGACGATGTCTACAAGACCGTTAGCCAACGGGATGACGGGGGTGCCTTCGTAGATGACCGAAGAAGTACCCGCAGTACCCGTAAGCTGGATGTTGTAGGTCGAAACGCCGTTGGTGTTGGCACCGCTACCGAGCATACGATACGGGCGGAGCCCGAAAGCAGCGTCGATGTTAGGCATTGTTTCGTTTCCTTGGTGATCCAGTTACTCACTCACCGGTGGAGCGAGATCCACCGAAAGTGACGCGACTCTGCCGCTCAGGCTTGCTGATCGGCATGGAGGGGTTGCTCTCTCGCATCAGATCGTTGTCCACCGCTTCAAGCTGATCGCGGGACTGACGACGATAGTACGAGTTGCGTTGGGCTTTGGTTTCAAGAGGAATACGGGCCAACACAAGCCCACCGACTGCGATGACACCGGCATGCTTGCCGTCCATCAGGGTGGGCAGATCCCAATCAGGATATTCCTCGGCGCGAACAAGCTCATAGCCTTCGCGGAGTCGTGCGGAGAGGTTCTTCCGGTCGTCGTGTCCACCGGCTTCCATCCGGATCCACCTGTGGGCGAATCCTTCGGGGGCGGTGGGGGCGTCCAACGTGGACGGCGGCTTCCACGTCTTGGGACGGGAAGACTTGGCGCGGGCCGTTTCAGAACGAGGCGTGCGATCCATGGTAGGTATCCTTACCTAGCGAGCTTCTGAACTTGCCGCGCATACTCTTCTACCGTGATACCGAGTTTGCGGGCAAGAGCAATTTGGCTGCTCGTGAGTTTGATCTGCTTCTTGCCGTTGTCGGGACGGGCCGACGGACGGGCGGAAGCTACGGCAGGAGCAGGCTTCGCAGGCTCCTTCTTCTCGAACTTGTGGGAGAACTCCTTGCGGATCCGCCGGTCAAGCTCGTCGTAATAGTCGTCGGACGAGGGGTCGTAGCCCTCCTGCTCGACGAGTACCTTGTGGTAGGCGAGGGCTGTGGCCGTCATGGCCTGATCCTCTCCGAACCACTCGTTGCGTTGCGCCCAGTCCTCGGCCTTGCGATCAGGCTTAGGAACCGAGGGGGTCTGCGGGGCAGGCTGCGGCGCGTACTGGGGCTGCGGCGCTTCCTTCTGAAGGCGGAACGTCTTGAGACGCTCTTCCTCGATGACGAGAGCCGCGATCTGCTTCTGTGCTTCGATCTGAGCGTCGACGTCGCCGCGATCCACAGCCGAGCGAAGCTTGTCGGCAGCCAGCTCTTGCTGGCTCTTCAGGCGTCCGTCGAACTCGGCTTCCCACGACTGGCTCAGGCTCGTCGTGCGAGTGCGGTAGTTGTCGACTTCGTTCTTAAGACTTTTGGCGTACTCGATTGCCGCCTGCTCGCGGCGTTCCGCCTCGCGCATCTTGAACGTCAGCTTGTCGATCCGCTTCTTCACGGAGTCGCTGAGGCTCGACAGATCATCGTCGGAAGCCTTTTCCTCCTTCTGAGGGGCTTCTTCCTTCGACTCCTCGCGGGGAGCTTCCGGTTCAGCCTTGGCCTCCGGCTCTTGGCCGTCGTCCTCGATGATCTCGATCTCGATTTCCTCGTTGTCCCTCTTCAGGACTTCGACTTCTTTGTCAGGCATGGATACCTCCATGTAAGCGCGGTCAGACGTTCAGGACGTCCGCAGGATCCGCGATGGTTGCGATGACTTCGTCGTCGTTGAGGATGCGGACTTCGCCGCCCTCGATCTTGAAGCGCGCTCCCGCGTACCGACCGAAGAGAATCCAGTCGCCCTTCTTGCACCACGGACCTGCGGTGAACTTCCCCTTGTCCGTGTAGCAGTCGGGACCGACCGCCAAGACGTAGCCGACCACGGTCGCCAAGGTCTGACGTTCGACATACTCATCAGGGAGGTGAACATTCCCCTTGGTGCGGCCCACTCCGCGGTAGGGGAGAACCAGAAGCCGCCATCCGGTAGGCTGAGGAAGCCTCTGGAGGACGGACAGAGAAAGCTTTTCCGGATCAAGGACCCGTTCCTCTGCGAGGATGTAAGCTTCTTCGAGGGGGCTTTTCGTCTCTTCTACGGCCGGGGCTTCCTTCTTCGCACCGACCTTTTTAGCAACGTGTTCAGGCAGGATGAGACTAGTCATCTTCCTCTGTTTCCCGTTTCAGCAGAGAGCGGATTTCTTGTTCCAGTTCCGACCACACTTCGTACTTCCCACGAAGGTGGCGGAAAGCCGCGAAGTCCTGAACCGCGCCCTCTGTCAACGCTTCAGTAACTACATCTCGCCGCTCGCGGATGATCTTAAGAATTTTTTCTGCGAAGAGAAGGTCCATGAGGCTTTCTTTCTCAAGGGGAGGACCCCGGCCCTATAAAAGGCCGGGGATAATGTTCAGCGAGAGACGAACTTCGTCCCACGGAGCATGGCTCCTTTGCCGCGGCATTCCATTTCACCGCGGGGCGCGGGAGGGATGGAAACGGAGGTGGTGGTCGCGAGGGGCACGGACCCCTGACCAACGATCATCTGAGAGGTTTCGACGGCGACGTTGCCGGGTTTGGTGCGCTTGTTGGGGTTCTGCATGGTGTTCCTCATACGTATTGGGGCCGGGACAGCGGCGAAGCCAGCGGGGAAGGCGATGGAGTAGCCGCAACGAAGGCGGGCGTGTATGCCGCGGCATACGACGAGGGGAAGGCGGGAGACGGAGTGACCGACGAAAGAGCCGCGATTCCGGAGGAGCGGGGGCTGAAGTCGGCGATGTTGTAGCTGACGGGGGCCACTTGAGAGGGGATCTCGGCGACCTGCACGGGGGCCATGGACAGGCCGGGGGACAGAGACGCGATGCCGATGGCGGGGGTCTCCGCTCCAAGGTCCTCGCCCGTAACCGACGGAGCTCCGGCAGGGAAGCCTCCGCCGTAGATGCCACTTGCAATGGCTCCGCCGATGGTCGGCTGTCCGGCCAAGGACAGGCCGAGGTTTGCAAGAGAGGCGACCTGCCCGATGCCGGGCACCATGCCGAGGCCGACGTTGATGCCCGCCGCGGTCACGTTCTCGCGGCTGAAGGTCTGATCGAGGTACGACCCGAGCTTCGAGGGACTGGAAAGGACGTCGGACAGGGTGACGTTCGCGACCTGAGATTCGGGCCGTCCGGTCGGAGGAGACGGAGCAGCGGGGGAAACGGAGGCGACCGATTCGGGGCGACCCGTGGGTGGGGACGGCGCAACGGCCGCAACTTCAACCGCCTCAGGACGACCCGTGGGCGGGGACGGAGCAACGGAAGCAGCCCTCGAAGCCTGCTGCGCCGCAGCAATCGTCTCTGCCAGAGTGGCCGTCGGGCTTACCGAGACGGACGGGGCGACGGCTCCGGGGAAAGACGAGGCGACCGCCGCCGTGTAGGCATCGCGAGCGTCCGCCCGCGCCTGAGCAGGAGACTTTCCTGCCGCGATCCCGGCGTCATAGGCCTTGGCTTCGAGGTCACGCGCCGTGGCATAGGCAAGCTGAGCAGAGATCCCGGCATTGACAGCGTCGACGTTGACAGGGGCTTCCAACGACAGGTCGACGGAAGTCGGGGTCATCCCCGTAAAGTCGACAGGGCTGTCGTACCCGGCGCTGAAACCAATGGACGTGCCGCCCAGACCGGGTCCCGCTGCGCCCTCGAAGCCGGGAATGGCCTCAGGGGACAGGGACTGACCGCCGAAAGCGGCCGATACGGAGGGGCCGAATCCGGTCGAGACGTCTACTCCGACAGGTCCTGACAGTCCGAATCCGCCGAAATCGGACGGCCCGATGGCGTCGGAAAAGCTGGTTCCGCCAACATCACCACTGAACCCGAAGCCTTGAGCCTCGGTGGCCCCCGCCTCAGCCTGCCCGCCGCCACCGCTGTCGTCGCCCGCCTCAGCGGCATTGCCGGTGTCCCCACCACCAGCGTCTCCGCCATGGGGCACGTTCCGCAGAAGGAGGAGTTTCCAGTTCATCAGATCATGGCCCGACTGAAGCGGAGCTTGCCGCTGTAGTTCCTGCGGAAGTGAATGTACTTGCCCTTGTACCCCAATTCGGCGGCTTTCGCACGCACCAGACGGGTGACGGCCTTCGCCGCCCCGCCGGGGGCCACGACGTCCACGAGCCACAGCTCGTCACCGGACCGCCAGTCCTGCGGCTGAATGGGGCGCACGCCCATCCGGTAACCCTCCGCGGCCTCCTGCGAGAAGAGACCGATGGTCCCGAAACCCGCCAACCGCCCTCGGGCGTCCGTCACCACGACGACCTGCCCGAGGTGGGTCGGGGGATAGATGAGCCGGACCAGATCGGCCACCGTCCACCGACGATGGAGAGGCGAGCGCTCCATAAGGAGGATCGCCTGCGCCACGAACTCGGCCCCGCTCATCACCCTCAGACACCTTGGATGCGGGCGAGGCCCACATTGGCGCGGAGCTGCGCGATGTCCTCCATGGACTGGAGGCGCTCGCGATCAAGCTCCTCCTTCTTCGCAAGCTTCTGCCTGTCGAAATCAAGCCGCTCTTGGGCGGTCTGATTCCGCATCTCGGCGTCCTTCGCCTTGATCATCAGGTTCTGCTGCTGAAGCTGGACGAGCGGATCGGCACCCTGCTGCTGCGGAGCAAGCTGCTGAAGCACCTGAGCCTGAAGCTGCGCCTCCAGCATCGCGACGATGTTCTGGAACACGTTCGGCGGAACAGGGGCCGGGGGCAGGAGCATGGGCATGCCGTCCATGCCGATGACCTGCTGCGGTTGCTGTATTTGCTGCATGGCCTGCTGCTGAGCAAGAAGCGAGACGTGCTCGAAGATATGGGACAGCAGCACGCCCTGCACCTGCGGCGAAGCCTGAATCAGGGGCAGCATGTAGAACTGGACATGCGCCTGAATGTGCGCGCCGTGGTCCTGTTCCAAGAAGGCCTGAAGCGGCGAGCCGCCATTCGGCACGACCATGGAACGGGCATTCTCCTGAGCCGGACCCTGCGGGAGGGGCTTCGGAGGCAGCGGCAGCACCATGTCGATGTCCTGCACGCCGAGCGCGGAGTACATCCGGCGGTAGGCCTCGTACAGGTTGTGCATCTGCGGAGCCGCCTGAGCGAGCCGGAGCTGCTCCTGCGCAAGCGAAATGCGCTGCGTCATCGAGAAGATGTTCGGATCCGACACCGGGATCACGTCGATCCGGTCGTCGAAGTCGCGAACGAACGACTCCGGGCTGACGCCACCGAGCTGCGGGTAGGGGTAGGCGACCACGGTCTCCTTGAACACCCGAGCCAGAAGCTTCAGCTCCTGCATCTGAGCGTAGTGGAGGCGCTTGTGGACCGCGCTCATCACGCGGCTTCCACGCTCCAGCAGAGCAATCGTGGTGCCGACGGGCAGCTCCTGATTGCCGTCCTTCATTCCCAGATCGGCCGTGCCGATAAACTTCTCGGCCGCGGCGATGCAGAAACCGAGCAGCGAGAACAGGGTAGCCGACGGCTCCTTGTACGGGAGCGGCATCAGGTTCTCGCGCAGCGACCCGCCGGGGGCGTCGACGTCGCGCCATTCGCCCGGTTGCAGGGGGCTTTCCTGATCCTGAATGCGCAGGCCCTTCGCCTTGAAGCCCGCCGGAAGGTTCGACAGCGTGCCCGCGTCGATCAACTGCCGCAGCAGGGAGGTGCCCGCACGCGACAGGTTGCCGAGAAGATGGACCAGACCGAAGCCGTAGAAGCCCAGACCCGGCATCATCTTGTAGTGGACGAAATACTGCTTCTTCGCCCGCCGCGGATCGTTCGGGTCGTAGTTGCGGCGGATCGAGAGGATCTTGCCGTTGTCCGCTTCGATGGTGACGATGTAGGGCAGGGCGATATCCGAGTCCTCGCCCTCGATCACGAGGTTGCAGTGGCACTCGTAGAGGACATATTCCTCGGCCTCGCCCGTGGGCGACACGCCGCGGATCTTGTCGATCTTCTCTTCGATCTCGTCCCGCTCCGTTTCGGCGGGCTTGCCCAGATCCACGTCCCGATAGAACCCGGCGACCTGCTGTTTCTTCAGGTCGTTCGCGCTGATGCGGATGACGTGCGTCACGCGCTCCGCCGTGAGCAGATCACGCGCCGAATAGGGGACGATCAGATCGTCAGGCAGGACATACGGGCTGACGGCACGGCCCAACAGGCCGTCGAAGTAGACCTTCTTGAACGCCGACCCGCCGTAGCCGACATAGAGCAGCATCTGGTCGAAGTCCGGGTCGTACTCTTCCATCACCTGAGTGATCTGGAAGTTCATGAAGGTCCGGACGCGGTCGGCCTGAGCTTCGGTTTCCGGGGTCCGTGGACCAAGGATCGCGGTCCGCGCCGGGCCACCCGCAGGCAGCAGCTCCTTATAGGCCTGAGCTTGGAACTGGGTCACCGCCTCGTTCAGAATCGGGTGGATGACCCCCGTCGCGCCCTCGAAAGGCTCCGTCCGCTCGTCATAAGTGAGCCCGAGCAGGGTCATTCCCTCCTCGTAGGCCTTCTTCCAGTCGGCGCGGGAGGTGTCATCCTCCTCGATGCGGGTCAGAAGGTCGGAAGACAGCTCGCTCAGGACCGACGAATCAAGGACCTCGGCCAAATTGGCGTCGAACGGGAGCGAAGACAGGTCGATTTCCTCGTCTTCGCCGTAGGTGATGGTGACCCCGCCGTCCTCGTCCTCTTCAATGGTGAAGTTGGACGACTCTTCAGGCTCCTCGCCCTCCAGTTCCACGTCCAACTCGCCTTCCGGAGGCGGGGCCATGGGCGCTTCGGGGAGCATCCGCTCGATATTGTCGTAGGGACCTTGGGCCATCAGTAATATACCCGCCTTGTGACGCGATCCTCGCGTTCGGTGACATAGTCGTCAGGGTGAGAGATGAAACCGCCCTGCCTGAAACGCATCAGAGCCTGCGTCGCGGCATCGCAGTGGTCATCGTGCTCCCCGAAAGGAAAAGACGCCATCTCCTCGATGACCTCTTCAGCCCAAGTCGTGTCAGGATACCAGACCAACCCGGACTCGAACAGGGGAGCGACGGCGTTCATGCGGCTGAACTTGTCGTTGCCCCTCGACGGCGTGTAATTCACCACCGGAATACCGCTTGCCCGCAGTTCCTGAGTGAGCGGCATGCCCGCGGCCTTCGCTTCGATGAGGATCGTTTCCGGTTCCCAGTACT